AAAGAAGGATAAAATATTTCTACAAACCGTAGAAAACCAAACTATCATGTGATAGTATATTAATAACCATATAAAAATAAAACCATGACATTTTTATACACCAGCGGCTTTACAGCTGCTACACGACCTGATCAAAATGTGATCAACCATTGGAAACATATAACCGAAAAGAAAAACTGGAGAATAGTTCAGTTGCCTAACGGATTTTTCCAGACAGAATATTTACATCCAGAAGAAGAAAACTGGATTGACGTAACTAGAAGAGAAACAATGGATGGTGCTGAAGCCGCTATTGATGGATCTATAGAACATTATAATAAAAAATTAGAATTCCTTAAAGGACCTAAAGTAGTAAAAACATTTAATTAATAAAAAAATGGCATACAGTAGAGGTGGAGGAGTAAAACCTCCCAAAAAAAGAAAAGTAGAGTCTGCAGCAGCTAAGCTTAAGAAAGCAAATGCTAAAATTGAAAGACTAAATAAAAAAATAGCTTCAATGGGTGGTACTGCAAAACCACGTAAAGCTGCTAGAATAAATAAAAAAAGTGCTAAACTAAGTGCAAAAGCAAAAAGTGCAGCATCAAAAGCTAGAACAGCTCAAAAAAAATATAACGCAGGAGTTAAAAGATATAATAAAAGTATCGGAAAATAAATAACTCAATTACAATTTAATTTAATTCAATGAGTGAAACTATAGTTAAGCACCTCAACTTTGGTGAGGATGCTAGAAATAAGGTGTTTGAAGGAATTAATAAACTCACAAAAGCCGTTAGCTCCACTTTAGGAGCTGGCGGTAAATGTGTAATTATGGAAGATAATGCCGGAAAACCAATAATAACCAAAGATGGAGTTACAGTAGCAGATACTATTACATTATTAGATCCTGTGGAAAACATGGGTGCAAGATTATTAAAAGAAGCTGCAAGAAAAACTGTTAAAGAAGCTGGCGACGGTACAACAACCGCTACAGTATTAGCACATGCTATACTTGATGAAGCCTATAAGCACGATCAAATAGAAAGTTTAAGAAATATAAAGCTTGGAATAAGCGAAGCTGTACAGAAAGTTATACAATATTTAGAAAAAAATTCTAAAAAAGTTACTGGAGACGCTATATATCAAGTAGCAACTATTTCAGCAAACAATGATCCTGCTATAGGTCAAGTAATAGGTGACGCTTTTAAAGCTGTAGATGAAACAGGTGTAGTAATTATGGAAACACATGACGAAGAAAGCACCGTTGTTGAGGTAGTTGATGGCGCACAGTACGATAAAGGACTAAAAAATCCCCATTTTGTAACTAATAAAGAGCGTGGTACTGCAGAATTAGACAATCCAGTTGTTTTAATTGTAGAAAACCAGGTAGAAACTATAAGACAAATACAAAATGTACTAGAATATGTGATAAAAAACAACAAATCGTTGTTATTAATCGCTGATGTTAGCCCAGAAGTTACATCTGCTCTAGCTATGAACAAATTAAAAGGCACAATTAAGGTAAATGTAATCGATGCGCCTGTATATGGAGTAAATAAGCTAAATACTTTGCAAGATTTGTCTTTAATTACTGGAGCTACTATTATAAATGAGGATTTAGGGGACGATATGGACCTTATTACTGAAGAACATTTAGGTAGTTGTTTAAAAGCTGTTACAAATAGCGTTGAAACTATAATACAAAAAGATTATTACCCAGAAGAACTAGAAAAAATAATAGATCAGGTAAAAAAGGAAATTAAAAACTGTAAAAATCCAAAATTAATCGTTCAGCTAGAAAAAAGATTAGCTAGATTAGCTGGTAAAATTGCATTAGTAAAAGTTGGAGCTAGTTCAGAAGTTGAATTAGCTGAAAAGAAAGATAGAGTTGAAGATGCTATATGTGCTACAAAAGCCGCTATAAAAGAAGGTATAGTACCGGGTGGAGGAGTTGCATTATTAAACGCTGCTCAAAAAATAACTCCATCAAGCGTAGGAGAAGAAGTGTTATTACAATCTATAAAAGCACCATATACTACTATATTAAAAAATAGTGGTATAGAAGACTATGAAACTCCAACAGTAAAAGGAAGAGGATTAAATGTGGTTACAGGTAAAACGGTAAGTATGGTAAAGTCCGGAATTGTAGATCCTTTACTTGTTACTAAAAGCGCACTTAAAAATGCGGCTTCTGTAGCTACTACTATTTTATCTACAGATTGTGTAATCAATAATTTGAGAGCCAATGAAAGCAGTAGGTAAATACATCGTAGTAAATGAAATAAAAGATGTTAATACAAAAACAAAAGGTGGTTTGCTTTTAGGTGAAAAACAAAGAGAAGATTTACGATATAGACAAGCCACTATTGTTAACGTAGGAACAGACGTTAAAGTAGTAAACAAAAAAGATAAAATATATTTTGATCGTCATGCTGGTTTCAATATAGAACTAAATGATAAAATATATAAAGTAATAAAAGAACAAGATATAGTTATAGTTATATGAAAACTAATTTTCCTAATAGAAGACGTAGGTCAGATGAAGTACGCATGGATAAAATGGTATCTAAAGCAGAAAATGGAAATGGAGATGACAAAAAAGAAATTAAGCGAGAAAACAAACAAGTTAAAAGACTTGCTCGTTTAAGAGGTATGGAAGCTAAAGGAAAAACAAAAAGTAATAAATATAAAAAACTAAAACAAAAAGTTTATAATCCTTTTGAAAAAAAACTTAGTAGACGTAAGGCTATTAAAGAGTTTAAACAAAGTTACGATAGAGTTGGTAAAGTTAAATCAGGAGAATACGATAGAGAAAAACGAGAGTTTTACTATGATGGTAGAAATATTAGATTAATGCCTACTGATGATGCAGATAACCCAATAACTAGAGGAATTAAAAAAAGAAATCAAGGACAAAATTTTAAATGAGAAAACTCACTTCAAGTGATCTTAGAGAATTAAATTTACTTAAACATTATAGAATAATACGAAAGTGGGCTTGCAAAACAAATGAATTAACAGATGGTGAGTTAGAGCTTTTAATATATTTAGATGCAATAGATTTATTTACTAAACAAGATTTTAAAACCGGTACATACGCATATAGCTGGGACAACAGACGCTGGAACAAGTTACTAAAAGAGGGATGGATAGTGGTATGGCGCCATAGAAACCGCACCACTCAGAAGTACAATATATATAAAGTTTCTTTCAAGTGTAAACAGCTAATTTCTCGAATGTACCGTATAATACTAGGGGAAGAAGATATCCCTATTACTGAAAGAAGTAATAAAATATTTAAACGAAAAACATATAGCGATAAAGTATTTTCTCATGCTATATTAAATGTTAACAAAGATAAAACAAGATAAATGGCTTTAAGAAAAAACAATCAAAAAGACTATGATAAGTTTAATGACACTACTATAGATGTGTTAGGAAACAAAAGAGAACAAGATCCACCTACCAAAGTAACCGGTGAAAACACTGGCAAAATATCAAAAGACAAACAAGGTAAAGATTTTGCTTTAGTTTTAGACGATACAGAATCAGGCTTAATGAAAGGTGATACTATAAGACCTGGCAGAGCACCTAGAGTAGACGATTATATAATGGGTGGTGACTATAAAATAAAGAAAAAAGGTGATAGAAACTACGAAATAGATTAATACGTAAAATATTAAAAAAATTTGTAATTATATATATACACGATCATGATTAATAAACAGCTTTTTAACTCAGGTCAAGCAGTTCAAGATGGTACTGATCAAGCAACTTTTGACAAAATGCAAGATCTTTCTGGAGCAAGTACGTTAGCTATGAACCCAGCAAACCCAAACCCAATACCACTAGGCCAACAAGAAGGAGCGCAGATCGATACAGCTTTACAGACTGCACAAGGACAAACTACAGAAGTTGATCCTGCAACTGGACAAGCTCAGACAATAAACAAAACTTATAATACTTAAGATTATGCCATCAGAAGGATACTCACAAAAACCAGCTGGAAAAAAACTAGCAGATAACATTCCACCTTTAGGTACAAGACAAATGAAGTCTAATAATACTACTGTAATCCCTACATTAGAAAAAATTGATAACATAGAATATAAGGGCAACGTAGTATTACGTGCTAACAGGTAATCATGGGATTGGATGATTTAAAGTTATATTGTCTTAATATAACTTCTTTTACTATAGCAAGCTTTGATTGGTTAGAACCCGTTTTAAAAGTATTGTTACTAGCAACTACGCTAGGATATACTATTCATAAGTGGTGGAAATTGAAAAATGAGGGAAATAAATAAAATAATTGTACATTGCTCTGCAACTAGAGAAAATGAAAATTTTGACGTAGCTGAAATACGCAAATGGCATGTTGAAGGACGTGGCTGGAGCGATATTGGCTACCACTTTTATATCGACCTGTATGGAGAAATACACAAGGGTAGAGATATAAGTAAAATCGGAGCTCACTGCAAGGGACACAATCGTAATTCGATAGGGATATGCTACTGCGGAGGCGTTGAAGCAGATGGTAAGACTCCGAAAGACACTAGAAATGCTGAACAAAAAGAAGCGTTATTAGCTGTGCTTAGAACTTTAAAAGCTATGTTTCCTAACGCTGTTATACATTCACATAAGGACTTTGCTAATAAAGCATGTCCATCATTTGATGCTACTAATGAATATGAAAATATCTGAAGGAACAGAATTTAAAATTGACATAAAAACTGTAATAAGTATAATAGTAGTTACTTCAATGTTTGTTGGCATGTATTATACTTTACAGTCAGATATAGACGATGCTAAAAAATTACCACCAGCAGTTATAGATCGTATTGAATATGATTTAAAACAGCAATGGCAAACAGAGCATATTGAAGATCTAGAAGAAAAAGTAGATGAAATACTTTTCTGGTGCAGAGAAGTAGATGGTAAATTAAGCAATAAAAAAGATAAGTAATGGCTAAAGCTAAAACTGGTAGAAAAAAGAAAAACCCATGTTGGAGAGGTTACGAAATGATAGGAATGAAAAAGAAAAAAGGTAGAAATGTACCTAACTGTGTTCCTATTAAAAAGAAGAAAAAGTAATGGCTAAGAAAAGTGTTAATGCTAGATATGAAGCTCGTAATAAAAAAATGCGATCGGATTATAAAAAAGAAACAGGTAAAACTTTAGGAGAAAGACAAACGTCTGGTACTAATAGTCGTAGAGTTTCTTTTGCTTGTAGATTTGCTGGTATGAAAGGTAGTATGACTAAAGATAACGGTGAACCGAGTAATTACGCAATGGCATTAAAAAAATGGGGATTTAGTAGTAGAGGTGAAGCTAGTAAGTTTTGTCAGCAAAATAAAAAATCTAAACTTAAAGCAAGAAATAAAAAATAATGGAATCAAATAAATCAAAAGGACTTGGCGACACCGTAGAAAAATTTACTAAAGCTACTGGTATAAAAAAACTAGCAGATAAAATACCTGGTGGTTGTGGATGTAACAAACGAAAGGAAGCTTTAAACAGAATGTTTCCTTACAATAACAAAAAAAATGGCTAAAAAAAATATATCAGAAATAAGAGAAGAACCGGGTATGTCTAACGCTGGTAAATATCCAAATGTAGCAAAAGGAGATTTTTGTGGACCAGAGGGAACATATCCAGTCAACACTTTAAAAAGAGCTAAGTCCGCTTTAAAACTAGCTCATAACGCTAAAAATCCTGAAGCGATAAAATCTTGCGTATATAAAAAATATCCACAATTAAAAAAAGGTAACGCAATTTCACGAAGAAGAAAAAAATAATATGGAAACTATCAAAGAAATAATAAATCATCCACTGTCAAAAGCTTTAGCATGTGGTGTTATAGGTTTACTTTTAATTATGCACTCTCACTCTTTATATGCCGGTATTGCTTTTGGCATTGGAATAAGAGAATTTTTATACGCTTTTAAATAAAAAATATGCACGGCGATCCTACCAAAAAAGAAGCTCGTAAAGAAAAACGAAGACTTAAAAAATTAAATGCCCCACCGCTAAATTCACCCGAAGCTCCTTTTTATATTGATAAGGATGGAAATGAATATAGTAGAGAAAGATATATGTCTGAATTTGGCACTACTAAATATACACAGTCTGCATTAGATAATTATATGAGTGATAAATCCAATAACAAACGCAGAAGAAAAAGAACTAAAATAAAAAAATAGTTATGGCAAGAGGTGACAAAAAAAGAGCTAGAAAAATAAACAAACGCTTAGGCAGGAATAAAACTATTAAAGCTACTAATAAAAATAGAGGTAAGGGTACTACTAAAGCTAGATCTAAAAACACTACTTGCACAAAAAAGAAATGCAGAATAAATAGAAAGACTAGAATAAAAACTAAAGCAAGAACTGGTAGAGACAGAGGTAAAGGTGAAAATACAAAAACAACTACAAATAAGTATACTACTTCTGAAACTCCAACAACAAAAAAAGAAATTATAAACGAGATCTAAAAATCCAAGGTTTTTATAATGGAGAAAAAAACTAAAAAAAAGAAATTTAAAGAAACTAAAGTTGGAGTTTTCTTAACTGAGAAAGCTCCTAAACTAGTTTCTCAACTTGGTGAATTTTTACCTGATCAAGGAGGACTTGGTATAGTAAAAAATCTCATAACACAAGATACAGAACTACAACCAAAAGATAAAGATACAGCTTTAAAATTATTAGAACAAGATATAGCTGAAATGCATAACATATCTGCACGATGGCAAAGTGATATGACTTCAGATTCTTGGTTAAGTAAAAATACACGACCTTTAACTTTAATTTACTTAACGTTGTGTATGAGCGTTTTTATAATATTGGATTCTACAGTTGTATTAGAAATAAATCAAGGTTGGGTTTCATTAATTAGAAGCTTTACTTATAACAGTATATGTAGCGTACTTTGGTAGCAGAGGCGCGGAGAAAATTCAAAAAATTAGAAAATAAAAATTATGAGTGTAATAGGAACAACACTAAAACAACCAAGAGTATTTGCTCATGACGCTGTAGCTTTACAAGATTTACCTGGCTGCATATGGAGAGGAGTAAAAGCATTTGAAGATCCACTAACTAACGCAGGTACTTTGTTTACTGTTGGTGATGTAGTAGAAGGATTTATTAAAAATCCTGGTAATACACTGGGTAGTGGTGTAACAATAGTAATACAAGCTGTTGACCCAGGTGGTGAGATAACAGAATATGAAATAGTTGAGTGCAAACATGGCTCAGCATATAATGTAGGAGATGTAATAACTTTTCCTTCGCCAGGTGGTGGAACTGATGCTGTAGCAACCGTAGAAGATTTACTTATTACAGAGTGGGACTATGGTTGCCCGTTTACTACAATGAATATGGCATTAACAGAAAATCCATTATATGCAGATCAAGCTAATGATATTCCAGATGTAGGACAACCGCTAGAAGCTTTTTTACAAAAAACTAAATATGTATATACTTGCGAGTGTGGTGAAGAAGGAGCACCTTGTAATTGTGAGTATGAAACTCCAGGTCCAGGCGCAGCTTTATACATAGGATGGCCTTGTGACACGCTAACTGTTATTATGGAAAGCGAAAAAAAAGTAACATATAACAATGTTCCTCAAGGTACTTTTATGCCTATATCTTGTTTAACAGTATGTGCTGTAACATTAAACGAACCTGAAGGTGTAGAACCACCTGATGCTAAGTCTGTTATTTTAGCTTTATTCTAATGATAATAGGTATAGGAACTAAATTAGTAGATATACGAAAGCCCAAAGGGCTGACAGGGACTCCCGCTCCTCCACCACCACCACCTCAAGATTTTTTTATTGAACTTGAAAGTGGATTAGGATTTATTGAACTACAAAATACAACTGGTTTGCTACTTCAAGAAGCAGCACCTTAAATAATAAAAAAATGGCAAACGTAAAAATAAGTAATTTACCTATAGAAACAGTTTTAGCTAATATGACTGGTATAGCTGGTTATAACGCAAGTGGAACAGCACAGATAAGTGGTGCAACTATAGACAGTGCTTTCGCAAAAAGCACGTCAGACTTACAATTTATAGTAGATAATGGCAATGCTATTGATAGTAACGCAGGAACAGGTAGTATTATTTTTAAAAATGGTGGTAGTAATACAAACACTACAGTAAGTGTTAATTCAATATCAAGTGATACTAGTTTTAGCATTATTGGAACCACAAATAATACTAATTTAACTTTCACTAGTGGTGGAGAGGTAAGATTTACACCTAATGCAAGTTTAGGAACTCCATCTCAAGGTGATGTATTAGCTGCTAAAAATGCACTTGGTGATGTAGAATGGGTAACGCCAGGTGGATCAACACCAACATTAAGCGCCGTAATGGGTCAAGGTGCTAGTTATAGTGGTAGTAATAGTGTTAATATACAACCTACTAGCCAAATAATAATAAGCGCAGGCGGAACAAACCAACAGTTAACTCTTGGATCTAGTGGAGCAAAAAATCTAATTGGAAGTGGCCAGATTAACGTTGGTGGTTTATCAAGTGAATTATTGTTCTTAGGTGCTAAAGATTTTCATTTTAATAATTATCAAGGTAGCTTAGCGCCTAATGGAAATAGAATGAGATTTACAGCTGGTGGAAATATAGATATAAAAACAGGAAATCCTGGCACATCTACAGCAGGTGGAAATATAATAGTAGAACCTAAAGGTGGTAGTTTAACCCTACGTACAGTTGATGGTTCAGCTGGTGGAACATCTTATCCTGGCGGTAACGTAACAATTGGTTCAAGTTCTGGAATAGTTGCGATTACTAGCGAAATAGAATTACAAGCAGTTGTTAAAGCAACCAATTTACCTACTTCTGATCCTGGTGTTTCAGGTCAGTTGTGGAATGATGGAGGTACATTAAAAATTTCTCCTTAAAATAAAAAACAATTAAATAAAATAAAATGAATAAAATAAGTAAAGAACATTTAGAAACAATTCAAGAACAACAAACAAAGTTAAATCAAATATTAAATCAAGTAGGTTATTTAGAAGCTCAAAAACATGGATTACTTCATGAGTTTGGTGAAGTAAATAAAAGTGTTGAAGATTTTAAATCTGTACTTGAAGCTGAATATGGTCAAGTAAATATAAATGTTGAAACAGGTGAGTATACTGTTATAGAAAAAGAAGAAGATAAAGAAATACCAGTTGCTCATGTCTAATAAAATAAGAAAAATAAGTATTGGCGCGGATTACAAAAATGATGCCATGCATTATTCTGTTGGCCAAGAAGTTTATGGAGGTCATACTATTTGCGACATATTATTTGAAGATCAAGATAGTTCTTATAATATATTTATTAGTAAAGATGCTGAAGTATTACCATGGAAAAAGTTTAATAGTAATATGGCTATTTCTGTAGAGTATAATCTTCAATATCATGAATAGTATTTATGATTATATTATAACACCACTAGGTGAAAGATATAATAACAAAAAAAACATAAACGGTAAAACTCTTATATTAAACACGCAAATAGAATCTTTTAAAAGTGTTAATAAAAAAGCTAAAGTAATAGCTGTTCCTAAAGCATATAACTTATCTATTAAAAAAGGAGATATTGTATATGTTCACCACAATGTATTTAGAAGATTTTATAATATGAAGGGTAAACAACAAAACAGTAGATCTTATTTTAAAGAAGATTTATACTTTTGTTCTCCGGATCAAATATATTTATATGAAAGAAATGGAATACTTAATTCATTTCTGGATAGATGTTTTGTAAAACCTTTACTGTCTGATAAGTTAATTGAAAAAATAAAACCTAATATAGGTTTGTTAAAATATATTTCTCAAGATTTATTAGAAAAAGGTTTTAAAGTAAATGATTTAGTTAGTTTTCCATCTCAACGTAATTGGGAATTTATAATTAACGATCAACTTTTATATTGTATGAAATCAAAAGATATTTTAATTAAACATGAACGTCAAGGAAACGAAAAAGAATATAATCCAAGCTGGGCAATTAGCAGTAAAGGAATTAATCAAAGTGGCGAAGGAACCGATTGTGGATACAGGGGAGGATGTGACTGCGGACCGACTAAAGAACGCAGCTGCAACAAAGAAGTTAGCAATATTTGACGCTTTTGAAATATTACATAGAATACAAGAAGAAGAAGACTTATTAAACGAAAAACCAAAAGAAGTTAAAGAAGAAAAAACTTTTAGAGGTTTTGCTGAAGGTAGAAGCAAATGAGTTATCAACAAACACTGTGGAGTGAAATTAAAGACGTAGTTAATCCTAAAATACTTAAAAAAAATAATAGGTATAAAAAATGGGAATATGGCTATAACGCAGAATATGATTTTATATGTATAAGTAAAAACGGTACTATTGGACAGATCATTGAAATACAAAACCTACGCATTGCTTTACCAAAAACAAATGAACCATATAAACGAAGCGAAAATAAAACGGAACAATACTGGGAAAAATTTGATTACCCGAAAGAATTAGCTAGAATAAAAAGTAGGTTTGATTGGGAAGAATATCCTGTAGATTTTAAAGAAAAGTGGTACGATTATATAGATGAAGAATTTAAACGTAGAGAAGAAGGTTTTAGCTTCTATAACAATGGCAATCCTGTATATATTACTGGTACTCATTACATGTACCTGCAGTGGTCCAAGATCGATGTCGGAGCGCCGGATTATAGAGAAGCAAACAGATTATTTTTCATATTCTGGGAAGCATGTAAAGCAGATAACCGGTGTTACGGTATGTGTTATCTTAAAAATAGAAGGAGTGGTTTTTCGTTCATGGCATCTGCAGAACTTGTCAACTTGGCCACGATTAGTTCCGACTCGAGATTTGGGATCTTATCTAAAACTGGTGCAGACGCTAAGAAAATGTTCACAGACAAAGTCGTACCCATTAGTGTTAATTATCCGTTCTTCTTCAAACCAATACAAGACGGAATGGATCGTCCTAAAACCGAACTCGCCTATAGAGTACCAGCGTCAAAGCTTACACGAAGGAAACTTGAAACCAATGAACAGGTCCGTGAGTTACAAGGGTTGGATACCACTATAGACTGGAAGAATACAGGTGATAACTCTTATGATGGTGAAAAGCTAAAACTATTAGCTCATGATGAAAGTGGTAAGTGGGAAAGACCTGATAATATATTAAACAACTGGAGAGTTACAAAAACTACATTAAGACTAGGACGTAGAGTTGTAGGAAAATGTATGATGGGTTCAACTTCAAATGCTTTAGATAAAGGTGGAAA